CCCACATGAAGTATGAAAGAATATATGATGACAACACAGAAGATGTAACAAATATTATGTGGGGTTATTCGGCAGGAGATAATTTTAAACCTGATGCAGATGCCGATCCTCCAAAAGCAGATTATGAGCCTGAATTAACGAAGCCTTTATTGTTTTACGCTATTCGGCAGTCCAATCCAATACCTCTCGCTTGGATCACTCCAACTTATAGCGGTAGAGGTACCTATATAAAGCCATCTAACTCACTTGAAAACGGTAGAGATCAACTCAACCCTCTACACTTTGGCAGCCCCACGAGCATTGTTCCCTTTAGGCTTATAGATAGCGATCCTTTAAGTCTTGTGAACTGTGAAATTGGAGATTTTGCTTACAGTTTAACAACAGGTTTTTCCTCAAGAATTATCTCTATAATAAGCAACAATGAAGTTGAGTTAGAAGTTGATATATTTAATTCAGTAACAGAAAATTACATTATAACGAGAGCACCCAAGAAAACGATAAACTTTGATATTGAGTTTGACGAATGGACAAGAGTTAACTATGGTGTAGATTCAGAAACATTATTTAGCGAATATTATTCAGACTACATAGAGGGTGTATTTAATCCAAGAGCAAGAATGTTTAAGGTTACAGCACATTTACCAAGTAGAATATTACTTAATTATAGGTTAAACGATAGATTCGTTATAAACGATAAGGCTTTCGTTATAAATTCAATAGACACTAACTTGCTAACAGGGGAATCTAAAATAGAATTACTAAACATACTATGATAAAACAAATAATAGATTTATTGAGTTTAAATGATTGGTATGGGCAATCAGAACTAATAGAAATTGCAAAAGGCAAGTATAAAGCTGTGGGCAACTTTACCGAAATGAAAGAGCAATTAAAAAGACTAAGAAAGAATGGCTAAACAGACGATACTTATAGAACTTCAGGTTGTCGACAAGAACGCAACTAAATCAACAAAAGACTTTAAACAGTCAGTTGATGGGGTTACAAAAGCGCAACAGGATTATTTTAAGGCTTTACAGCCTAATAATCTTCAAATAGAAAAATATAAGATACTAACTGCTCAAGCAACAGCAGCCACTAAGCAAAAGGCTATTGCTGAAATAAATGCAGCAGCAGCTACTAAAGAAGGTAGAACGCAATCAGGTCTTAATAACGCAATACTTCTTGAAACAGGTCGATTAGCTTCTGATGCGAGTTATGGGTTTACAGCGATTGCAAACAACTTGTCGCAAGTAGTTTCCTTGTTCGGTAGCTTCGTGAAAACTCAAGGTGGAGTAATTGCCTCTTTCAAGGAACTCGGTAGGTCTTTAATAGGTTCAGGGGGAATACTTATCGCTATTCAGTTAATTATATCATTTGGCCCGAAAATATTTGAATTCTTTCAGGAAATGCTCGGTCAATCCCGATTATTATCTGAAACATTTAAAGATGCGTCAAGCACATTAAACAATCTTCAAGGTAGTTTTGAAACATATATAAGAACACTTCAGGATTCAACAAAATCAGAAAAGGAAAAATCTGATGCTATAGAAATGTTGAATAAGAAATTTCCTGATTATGTACAAAATCTAAAAGATGCCGATGTATCAATAGAAGATTTATCTAAAAAAACAGATGATGCAGTTAGAGTAACAAAGGAATACGAGAAGGCATTGATTAAATTAGCTATGGCTCGTGCTGCTCAAAATAAAATAGACGAGCTTTCTGCCGATAAATTAGATGCGAGAGTAGAGAGAGAGACTGCTATTTTAGAAGAAGGATTTGATAACGAAATTGAGTTAGATAAGGAACTACAAGGACTAAAAGAGAAACAACTTTCTTTTGCTGACAAAAACGAGTATGAAGTAAGTAAAGTAGAAAGAAGAAAAGTCAATAAAAGAATTAATGACTTAGAGGAGTTAAAAACCCTTAATCAAGATGAGATAGATGAGGCTGATGAAAAGATAACTACTTTAATAAAGTTTACCGACATTGAGGTTGAGCAAAATAAAAGAAGTGGAGGAAGCAGAAGAGAAAGAGCAAGGATATTTAAAGAAGCTGATCTTGATTATGAAAAAGAAATATTAAAGTCTCAAGATAGGATAACAAAGTTAGAAACTACAAACCAATTTGACTTACTACAAATTGAACTTCAAGGATTAGCAGAGAGATCTATTTTAAAGCAAAAGGAGTTTGAGGAAGATCAAGCAAGGAGGTTAAAGGATTTCTTGCTTAGTAAAGCTACTCTTGCTGAGAAATTGGAGGCAGAAAAAAGATACAATAATTCAGTAGCAGAGTCAAGAGAAAGTTTATCTAAATTCTTAACTCAATTAGATACTGAATATGTAGAGAGATCATCAGACATCAAGGAGCAACAAGAGTTGGATGATATATCTAAATTCGGACAATTACTTGGTGTTTTTAATACAGATAGATTAAAGTTTCAAGAGGACTTTTTGTCTAAATATACTGATTCAGAAATAGACAGGGTTGGAGTTGCTAAACAATTAGAAGAAGATAGATTCCAAACTGAAATAACCAATCTCGACAGTAAATTATATGCTGCTGAACAAGCAGGAGAATCTACTTATGCAATAGAGCAGGAAATAGCTAATGCAAGAAGGTTAAATTCAGAAGCTAACATTATGTTATCTGAACAGGAGCGAGATGCTAAAATAGCTATTGCTAATCAAGTTGGAGATGCAATAATTAAGGTTGCAGGAGAGGGTTCTACTGTCGGTAAATCGGTTGCTGTTGCCCAAGCAATTATGAATACTCGTGAGGCTTTTACTGCTGCGTTAGGTATGAAACCATACGGACCTTGGAATATCGCTCAAGCTGCTGCTACTTTAGCTATGGGATTCCAACAGGTAAAAAAGATTATGTCAACAAAGATAAAGGGTAAAGATCCATCGGCAGGCGACACAGGTGGTGGAGCAGGTAATGTTATACAAGCACCCGACTTTAATGTAGTGGGAGCTTCTGCTGAATCTCAACTCGCTCAAACTGTATCATCGGCACAAGCTGCACCTGTAAAAGCATTTGTGGTTAGTAAAGATATATCAACACAACAAGAACTCGATAGAAACACAACAGATGTAGCATCATTTGGTTAATTTAATAGATATGAGAATAGTAGAATTACTTATTGACGAGAATGAATTGTTTTCAGGTATTGAGGCAATATCTATAGTAGATAGCCCTGCTATCGAAGAAAACTTCATTGCCCTTTCAGAGCAAAAAAAGATACAACTTGCAGAGGTTGACAAGGAAAAGAAAATCCTTATGGGTGCAGCCTTAATACCTAATAAGAATATATACAGAACCGATGGTAAAGATGAATACTACATCTACTTTTCAGAAGATACCGTTAGAAAAGCATCTGAATTATTCTTTATGAGAGGCAATCAAAATAAATCCACTTTAGAACACGAAGCTGAATTAAATGGGCTGACTGTTGTAGAATCTTGGATTATTGAAGATGAAGTCCATGATAAGTCAAGAAAGTATGGTTTAGATATGCCTGTTGGAACTTGGATGGTTTCCATGAAAGTAAACAATGATGAAGTTTGGAATGATTACGTTAAAACAGGTAAAGTAAAAGGATTTTCCATTGAGGGTTATTTTACTGATAAAGTGGATATGTCTAAGATAGAGTCTTTAGAAGAAGAAAGTGAAGCTAAAGAAATTCTATTAGAGATTGCCAATACTATATTAGAAGATAAGTATGAATTAGAGACTTATGGGGATTACGGTCAAGAGATAAGGAATAATGCTAAAAGAGGAATTGAACTAAATAAAAAAGTAAATAATAAATGTGCAACAAGTGTAGGGAAAATTCGTGCGCAACAACTTGCAAGAGGAGAAAAACTGTCCGTAGCAACGATAAAAAGAATGTACAGTTACCTGTCAAGAGCAGAAACATATTATGATCCAAATGATACAAATGCTTGTGGCACAATTTCATACCTGCTTTGGGGTGGTAAATCCGCTTTATCTTGGAGTAGAAACAAACTAAAAGAACTTGGGGAATTAGACCTAAATCAAGATGGTGGATGTGGTTGCAAAGAACAATCTATTGATGTTGACTTAGGTTTATATGATAAAGTTTATAGCGACTACCCTGAACAAGCAAAAAAGAATGCAGCTAAAGCGTTAGCCTATAAAGAAAAAAACAATCCGAGATGTGGAACTCCACAGGCTTGGCAATTTGCTAAATTACTTACGGAAGGAACTTCTATATCAAGATGTTTAATATCTGAAATGGCTTCTTATAATAGGTTTGAAAAAAAGAAAGGTCAATCATATTCAGAGGGGTGTGGTGGATTGCTTTGGGATGCTTGGGGAGGAGAAGAAGGAATCCGTTGGGCTGAACAAAAGTTAGACGAAATAAACAAAACTGAATCAAGAATACAGGATGAGGAGTAGAAATAGAATACCAAGTAGAACCTCTCCAAGAAAGGGTAAGAGGGCTTGTTTATGCGACAATGGAACTTACTCTATAAACTGTTGCGATGGTTCTTTATGGGCACAAGGAATAGGTAATGTAACAGGCAAACCCTCTTTCTTTTTGGCTCAAGAGGATGGCAATTTAATACTACAAGAAGATAATTATAAAATAAAAACGTAATGGCAAACCTAAAGATTTCAGAATTAACTTTAGCAAACAATCCAATAGGGGATGAGTTGTTAGTGGTTGTACAGGATACAACTACAAAAAAAATGAAGGTAAATCAAGTATTAAATCATATACAACCAACTTCGTTAACTGTATCAGATGGACAAACAATTAATTTGCAAGACGAGGAGTATGATGATGTTGAGATGATCAGACTTCATTGGGAGGGAAATAGTGGAACTATGGTGTTAAATCTACCTGATGTCACTGTTAACGTAAATAGAATCATTAGATTTATTTCAAATGGTGGATTTACTAATGCAACGAAAGTACATTTAACTCCAATTTCAGGGCAAACCATTGATGGCAACGTTAATTTCTATAACATCAATAAATCATACGAAGGAATTCAACTATGGAGCGATGGATTAGAGTGGTTTATTATTCAGAAAAAAGCATAAGCATTTGTCGGAAAATCTAACAGTACAATAAAACGCTGTTATTATATTATATATTAATTAATTATAACATTTCAATTTATGGAAAGTATTAAAGCAACATCTATCTTAAATGATATTATGCAAAAACTTTCTTTAATCGAGAAGCCTGAAGCAAAAGCTGAAGAAGTAGAAGTATCTGCTGAAGAAGTTGTTGCTGTTGAGGACACAGTTAAAGAAAACGTGCAATTATCAGAAGAAGTGAAGGATGAGGTTGTTGAAGAAGCAACTAATCTTTCTGAAGAATTGGCTGAAGAACCCGAAGCGATTGAGGAAGTCGTTGAGGAAGAAGTCAAAGAAGAAGAAGAACTTGAAGATGAAGAATACGTTACTAAAGACGAATTTGAATCTAAAGTTTCTGAAATGATGGAAATGATTGAAGGATTGAAAATGCAGTCAGAGGGAGAAAAAGTCGAGATGTCTAAACAAATCGAAAAACTATCTGCTCAACCTGCAGCTACACCTATCAAACATAATCCTGAAGAATCAAAATCCAATGCTCAAGGGTTTAAATTTGGGCAAAATCAACCACAAACAACTCTTAATCGAGTAATGTCAAAATTAATCTAAATAAAAATAACTAAAAAATGGCTACTACAACTTCAATTACTACTACTTACGCAGGGGAATTTGCAGGGAAATATATTTCTGCTGCCCTTTTAAGCGGTGCTACCATTGAAAATGGAGGTATCGAAGTAAAACCAAACGTAAAGTTTAAAGAGGTAATCAAAAAAGTATCTTCTGATGCAATCGTAAAAGATGGTACTTGTGATTTTACTCCTACTTCAGAACTTACGTTGACAGAGAGAATCCTTCAACCTGAAGAATTCCAAGTTAACCTACAACTATGTAAAAAAGATTTCCGTTCCGATTGGGATGCTGTTCAAATGGGATATTCTGCATTTGATTCTTTGCCTCCTTCATTCGCTGACTTCTTACTTGCTCACGTTGCTGCAAAAGTTGCTCAAAAAACAGAGCAAAACATTTGGGGTGGTGTTAACGCAAACGAAGGAGAATTTGATGGTTTCGCTACATTGTTAGCCGCTGATGCTGACGTTGTTGATGTAGTTGGAACTACTGTTGACGCTTCAAATGTGATCGCTGAATTAGGAAAAATCGTTGATGCAATTCCTTCTGCTCTTTATGGAAAAGAAGATATGTACATCTACGTTTCTCAAAACATCGCTCGTGCTTATGTTCGTGCTTTAGGTGGGTTTGCTGCTGCAGGTCTTGGTGCTAACGGTACAAACGCTCAAGGTACTCAATGGTGGAACAACGGATCATTGTCTTTTGATGGTGTTAAATTGTTTGTTGCCAATGGACTTGGAGACAACAAAGCAGTTGCTGCTGAAAAATCAAACCTTTACTTCGGTACAGGATTGCTTTCAGACCACAACGAAGTGAAAGTTATCGACATGGGAGATATCGATGGAAGCCAAAATGTTCGTGTTGTAATGAGATTTACAGCAGGTGTACAGTATGGTATCGGTTCTGACATCGTTCTTTACTCATAATTATTGTCTAACATAAAGGGGTAGGTGGGTATTGCCTACTTACCCTTTTTACTAAAAAAAATATAAAACTATGGCTTGTGATTTATCATCAGGAAGATTAAAACCTTGTAAAGATGCGGTAGGTGGAATTAAAAAAATTCACTTCGTAGATTTCGGAGACTTAGGTACAGTTACTCTTGGTAGTAGCGATGAGTTAACCGATGCAACAGGTACTTTTACATATTATACTTATGATGTAAAAGGTAATTCAAGTTTAGAGCAAAATATTACTTCCTCTACAGAGAACGGAACAACTTTCTTTGAGCAGGTATTGAATATTACGCTTCATAAACTAACCAAAGAAGATAACAAAGAATTGAAGGTAATGGCTTATGGCAGACCTCATGTATTTGTAGAGGACTTCAAAGGTAATGTAATGGTTGTTGGACTTGACAACGGTGCGGAAGTAACAGGAGGAACTGCTGTTACAGGAACCGCAATGGGAGACTTAAATGGATATACACTTACTTTAACTGCAAGTGAAATCTATATGGCAAACTTTGTAGATGGTGCTACATCTGCCGATCCATTTGCAGGTTTAACTTCTGCAACTGCAACTGCAGGTACACAACGTGATCCACTATAGGATATAATTGTAGATTCAATTCAATAGGGGGTGGCTTTTGCTGCCCCTTTTTTGTTTATATAAAACAAGAGGTTTAATTTTTGTTACTTATATATGGTAATATTAAGAGAAACAGAAGATGCTCAAGTCTTTAAGATAGTGCCTCGACTTTACAATGTTGGGGTGTCTATATTGAGAGTTAGAAATGATTCCACTAATACGGTTTCGGAGTATGAATTTAATAGTACTACTATTGGAAATTACTCATCTTTATCGGGAGTTATATCATTGAAAAAAGACACATTTTACGACTTAGAAGTTTATAATTCTGCTGATGGTTGGGATTCAGAAACAAAAAGTTGGCAAAAGGATGGTGCTTGGACTGAAAATGACGAGTTAACACTAATACCTTTATACAAGGACAGAATATTCTGTACTAATCAAGATGATTACGAAAGATATACCGTAAATAAAGATGGATATGTTACGGAAAATACTCACGATAACGATTATATCCTTTTTTAAAGCATAAATTATGGCAAATAAGAAAATATTAAATAAAAAAGTAGGTCAAGTTCACGTTGTAGGGTTATCATCTTACACAAGACCTGAAGTCAAAGAGGTTTACAATAGAGATTGGATTTCTTATGGGGATGACAACAATTACTTCCAATATCTTATTGATAGGTATAACGGAAGCCCTACCAATAACGCAGCTATAAATGGAATTGCCGAAATGATTTATGGCAAAGGTTTAGACGCTGTTGAAAGCAAGGAAAAAGCAAGCGAGTACGAGGAAATGAAGTCTTTGCTAACTAAGAAAGTTATAAAAAAGATATGTTATGACTATAAAATGATGGGGCAAGCTGCCATACAAGTCATTTACTCCAAAGATAGAAAGAAAATTGCTCAAATAGAACACATACCTGTTGAAACTTTAAGAGCAGAGAAATGCGATGAAAATGGAGATATAACAGGATATTATTATTCAAATGATTGGAGTAAAACAAAAACAAAAGAACAACTTATTAGGATTCCTTCGTTTGGGTTTAGTAAAGAAGCGATTGAAATATTATACATCAAACCTTATAGAGCAGGTTTTCATTACTACTCTCCTGTTGACTATCAGGGTGGATTACAGTATGCTGAACTTGAAGAAGAAATTGCAAACTATCATATCAACAATATTCAAAACGGTTTAGCACCATCAATGTTGATTAACTTTAACAATGGAATACCTACTGAAGAACAAAGAGATGAAATAGAACATTCCATTCAAGAGAAGTTTAGTGGATCATCTAATGCAGGTAAATTTATATTGGCATTTAATGATAGCAAAGAACTTTCGGCAACAATAGAACCTGTTATATTAAGCGATGCACACCAACAGTATCAATTCCTTTCAGACGAGAGTATGAAGAAAGTAATGGTTTCCCATAGGATTGTATCTCCAATGTTGGTTGGAATAAAAGACAGTTCAGGACTTGGTAACAATGCAGAGGAATTAGAAACTGCATCTATACTTATGGACAACACAGTTATTAGACCTATGCAGTTGACAATATTAGATGAATTAGAAAAGATATTACAATATAATGGAATTGATTTAGAAATCTATTTTAAGACCTTACAACCACTCGAATTTACGGATTTGACTAATGCTATCACAGATGCCGAGATAGAGAAGGAAACAGGTATTAAAAAGGATTCTGAAGGCGATACAGAAGAAGTTATAGATGAACAAAAAGAAATAACTGAATAATGGCAACAGCACTATTTATAAAAAGAGCGGATTTAGTTAAAAACACAGCATTGAGTGGAAATGTCGATACAGATAAATTTATTCAATTTATTAAATTGGCACAAGAAATTCACATACAGAATTACTTAGGAACTAAATTGTATGATAAGATAAGTAATGACATAATTGCAAACACACTTATTGATCCTTATTTGTCTTTAGTAAACAATTATGTTCAACCAATGCTAATACACTATGCTATGGTTGAGTATCTACCGTTTGCAGCTTATACAATAGCCAATGGTGGTGTATTTAAGCATAGTGCAGAAAATAGCGTAAATGTAGAAAAAACAGAAATTGATTTCTTGATACAAAAGGAAAGGGATTTTGCCGAATATTATACTCAAAGATTTGTGGATTATATGTCGTTTAATGCACCAAGTAGCTTTCCTGAATACTACGACAATTCAAACGAGGAGATATATCCTGATAAAGACGTAATATTTAGCGGATGGGTTCTTTAAAAAGACAATACAAACCAAAAAACAAGAACATAGTTAAACTAAAAAAATATATAAATGGGTTGGGGAAAAATTTACGAATCGACTTGGTGGGGAAGCCCAATAATTAACGGTTGGGGTGGTGCTTACTTTAACCCTTCAAACGGTAGTGGTGGCGGTGGCATTTCTTATTCAGAGGAGTTAGATTTTGTTTGGGAAGCCCCTACTATTTCAGGTTCTTTAAATAGAACGGTACAAAGCTACGGAGCAACAAATTATACTGTTGATTGGGGAGACGGAACAATCGACACAAATTTGTCGGGAGATGCTACCCATACATACACTTCGAGTTCTTCAAATTCTTCAATTAACATAAAGATGTCGGGGGATTTATCTAATTTGGGAGGATGTCTTTATGATTTTAGGTCGCAAATATCTTCAATTAATTCTTTTGGCACTTCTATAGAATGGAAAGCATTAGAGGGTGGAAGTTTTAACAGGGGAGCGTTGTATCAAGCACCGTTGATTACATCCATACCGTTTGCATCTTTAAAGTTAGCCCCAATATCGGAACAAACAGGGAATAAAGTTAGATTTGATACTTTTGCAAGATATTCAACAGGATTAACCTCTATTGATTTCACAGGGTTTGATTCTTCAAGAGTTGTTGGATTTATTAACCCTTTTAGAGATGCAAATGTAACGTCTATTACTTTTGACCCAAACCAAAACTTTTCAAGTATAGGATTGGAGGGACAAGGGTTTATTTATTTATCTAATTATCATTTAAGCCCTACTGCTCAAATGACAACAGAGCAATACGATAGTTTTTTATTGGCTTTAGCCTCAACAGCTCCTTTAAACGGAATTAGAGTTACTGTAAACTGTGGAAGTGTACAATATAGTGAAACAGGCGCAATTTCAAGAGCTACTTTAATAGCAAATAATTATAATATAACAGACGGAGGGCAAATATAATTTAAAAGTTATGAGTAAAGAAAACATAAAAATAAGCAAACCCGAAGTAAAAACTTATTGGATTTTATGGGATAGCGAACTTCAAGAAAATATTGAAGCGCAAGGGTTTGTAAATACTGACCAAATATTTGAAATTTTATATACAGATAATTTAATTACATATATAGATGAGGACGAATGGTTAGAAGTGTTATTTAAAAATAATATTAATCCCTATTATTAATGAGCATATACGACAAAGCAAGTTTAATTCAGATACCAAGCGGATACAAAGCAGGTAAGTTATATTCAGTTATTCCTAATAGTG